TGGATTAGAAGGTGTTGAAACAAAATCCCAACATAATAATTCAAAGTCATCTTGTACTTCCATTACACCACCATTTTGTTCTAACGATCCCATTCCACGAGATGAAACACCTACTGTTACACCTGCTTTAATTAGTTCTTTAAGTATGTTACCTGAAGGAGTTGGTAAGATTTCTATTTTACCCATTACATTATCTCCATCCCACCAATAATCTGAGATTAAGTGAGATACGTTTTGTAGATTTATAACTGAAGATTCAGGGTGATCTAATTCGCCCATTGAGCGTCTTTCTTTGATCAATTCACCATACTTTTCCATTTCTCTATTCCAGAGGTCTTTTGAATAATATCTACCATTTCCATTTTTAACTTCAGCAGTAGCTAAAATTCCTTCAACCATTAAATTACCCGTCTCCTTGTTAACATTTTCTGTTAACTGGAGAGGATTAATTTTAAAGGTATTTGTTTCTATTAAAAGAGATTTACTCATTTTAAATATTATCTTTTATATATTTAATAGTATTTCCATAATCTACAACTTCTGGTGAAGAGTATCTATCATGATCAGGAAAGGGAATAGTACCATCTGGTGTTATTTTAGAAACACCTGGGTCAGTCACTACTTGAACTGAGAATTTATCTTTGCCTGCTAATTTTTGACCATCAACTCTTTCAGCTTTCATTCTTACAACAAATCTACCTTGATTGTCTGTTGTATCCTGTCCACCATCTCTTCCATCAAAAGCTTCAAAACCTGTAAACTTAATAGGGATTTTTTCCTCATCTCTATAGCTTACAACCATATCATTTGCACCTATTTCATTAATAGATTCTACTTCATTAATAGCATCCATTTCATCTACCATTTCTTGCTTTTGGTATTTTTTACCACACATTTTTTCATACATTTTCTCCATCTTAGCTTTTCTTTTTTCTAAGATTTTAACTTCCTTCTGCATGGCTTTCATTTTCTTTTTATCTACTAATTCAGATAAATTTTCATCTTCGGATACCATATTAATGCGGCTCATTTTGCCTTCAATAACTTCGTCCATTTTATCTAATTTAGCTTCTAAAGCTACAATTTGGGATTGTTTATCAATTTCAGCTAAATCGTTATCTAAAGATTCTTTTTTAGCTTTTTTAGCTTTTTTCTTTTCAATTTTTTCACCTTTTTCTACTCCAGCACCAAATGCTTCTTCTTCACCTTTATCTTTTTTATCTACATCTTTAGCACCTTTATCATCACGTTGGAATTCATCATATGATTCCCCCATTAAAGATTCTTTTACCACTTCTTTAACTTTATCTGAATAGCCACTAGCAGCATGTTTACCAGATACTTCTTCCGTTTTTTGTTCAGTATATCCTAATCCTTCAACACCAAAAGCAGCATTTTTCATATAATATTGACGATCTTTAGCTAGATTTTTAGATACAATTTCTTTAATTTCATCAATTGTTTTATCTGGGTTTTGTTTAGCTTCAAAATAAACACCATTCATTACTTCTTGACCGATTTGATTATCTAGATTCTTTTGGTCTTTATAGTCGAAGTTATGCTCTTCAATTTCTTCAACAGATTTAGCTACTTTTTTAGAATCAACTTTAACATTTTCTTCTTTAACTTCTTCAGATAAAAATTCAGCGAATTTTTCTTCAAAATCTGTTTTAGGGGTAGCTTCAATTTGGTTAATTGGTTTAAGATCAATATATCCTAAATTTTCATTTAGTAAATCTTTAAATAATTTTTCTGCTTTTTTCATTTTTATTTATTTAACAATATTTCAATATCTTTTATATAATCTGCAATTAGATCTGTTGGTTTAATTACAGCATAACTTTTAGGGTTATCTCTATAATAAGTAATTGTTTCAATTTTTGCTTGACGTATTTCTTTTTTTATATTATCTAATCTAGATTCAAGCTGATTGAAAGCCATAATTCTGCTTTCTTGATACTTTTTAGCACCTTTATCTTCTTGTTCTTTAATTAATTTATACTTATACATATTAAAAATTTTTTACCTCTAAACCACTACCCTTTTGAACATAATTTCCATTTTTGTCCTTAGGTACTAATTGGTATTTAAATTTTTTAACATAATAATTATCTTTTACTCCTTCTTCAGATGCCTTAGGACCAGGCCCTAACGTTGCTCCTATACCTTCAGGTAATTTTTCCTGTTTTTTTGGTTTTTTAAAAGCATATTTAGTTAGATAAGCACCAGCGCCCGCCGAAGTAGACATTTCATCTATTTCATCTTCCTTAATAAATCTTTTATATTCATCTGGGTATTCATCACGGAGATGTTTTCTAATTTTATTTCTTAAAAGTTTAGCTTCTTCATAAAACTCTCTAAATTTTTCATCATCTTTAGTTTTAGTATAAACACCTTTAGATGTTAAAACTAAACTATTGGCATCATCATTTAATTTTTCAAATGCCGGAAGATTAACTACTTTCCATGATATTTGACCAGTTTCGGAATCAATTTTATCAACAACAAATTTAGTATCTCCATCTTTAGAATAGGATACATCACCAATTTTAGCTCCAGTTTGTTGGGCTAAATTAGGGGAAGGTGCTTCTTTAAGTTTATACTTGAACGCCATTTGCTACTTTGATTTCTTTTACTAGTTCGTAATACTGTAACAGGTCAACTAAATTATCATTGTTAACTTTAGATGTTTTATCTAATTCAACTAAATACTTAGCTACTTCTGTAATTTTTATTTGAGTAGCTTTATCTTTAATATTTTTAACTTCTTCGTTTAAAGTAGCTTGTAAATCATTTATTTTACTATTATAAAAATCTCTTAATCCAGGAGTTGAATCTACTGAATTAATAAATTCTTTAAGTACTTGTTTTTGTTCTGTAGATAAATTCTCGTATTTAGAATTAAATTTTTCTAATAATACTTTATAAGTAAGAATTCTTAAATCTTTATCATATGTTTGGAATTCTTTAAGAACATCTTCTTTAACTTCTTTAGTATTAACTTCTTGTTTAGTTAAATGTTCTAGTAAAGTAACTTTATTATCTATTATTTGTTGGGAATCACTAGCTTCTTTTAAGTTATACCCTTCAATTAAAGTGTATAATGAAGCTAATTCTTTATAATTTTTAATTTTAGCACCAAAGAAAACATCTAAATTGTAATGTTTTTTAATTTCATTAATTAGATTATATTTTTGTTTTCTTAATGAGGTACGGTTAAATTTAGAAGAAGATTCTAAAATGGTAGAAATTACCATATTAGCTCTTCCTTCATTTAAAACTTTTGATTTTAAAATTGATTCATACAACTTATACTCGCGACCTAAAGAAGTTTTTACAAAATGCTCTTTAAGTATATCAATAGCTGGAGAATCTCCACCTTTTAATGTGTCCGCAGTAATTTGACGCACCAACAATTCAAATAGGATACCCGTATTTTTGTACTTGGAGTGTTTTATTTTCATCAAAAAATATATTTATTTATAAATATGTAAAGATTATTATTCCTTTAATTGTTTTTCATCTAAAAGTGATGTATTATCTTTATCTTGTTCAAATACTAATTGTTTTTTATTCATTTTTTTAAACATGCTTTGATTTTTTAAGAAAGTAGTTTGGGCATTTTCAAGGGCTAAACCAGATTTATTTGTATCTGTTCTACTATCTCTTGAATCATTTTTATCAGTATCTTTCATACGTTTAACACCTAATGGATCTTTTCCAAAATTGCTATCTTGTTTACCATGATTTGAAATTCCATCTTTAGGACGTCCTAAATCAGAATCTTTATCATATCCATCTGGAACATTACCTGGGTCAGAATACATTCTTCCTTTACCATATAATGAAGCTAAATCATGTGGGGTACCATAAGATTTACCTGTTTCAACAGGATCATTACCTTCTGCTTCAATTTGGGCTAATCTAAATTTACGTTTAGCATCTTCACGCATTAAATCTCTATATTCATCATATTGATCTTCTGATAAGTGGAATATATTATCATAGATCCAATCTGTGGGAAGTAATCCTTCATTTTTAAGATTAGTAGCTAATTCAGTTTTAGACTTCATTAACTCAATCTTTTCTTGTTCAAATATAATAGATGGGGTTTGCATTGATAACTCAAAGTTAGTTAATGCTTCATCTCTATACCCTTGAGCATATAAATGAACAAGTGCAATTTTATTAAGTTCAGATACTAATATTCTTTGTAAACGCTCAATTGTACGAGCAAACCTAATATCTTCAGCAGCTAATGTAGCTTTACCTTCTATGTTTTCATCATACCCTAAAAATGCTTTTGGAATTTTAAGTGCGGCAAATAACTTATCTCTTAAATATTCAACATCTTGGATACCATCATATGATAAACCTGGTGTTGTATCAATTTTAGTTGTTGTATCATTTCCACGAACTGGGATGTAAAAATCCTCCATCATGTTTTGCATGTTGTATTTTAGGTTATATTCACCTGTTTTACTATCTACATAAGGAGTACGTTTCATATTTGAAATAGTTTTTTGCATAAATGCATCTATTTCATTTGGGGGAATTGATCCAACATTCATATAAAAAATACGTTTTTCAGGAGCACGAGCAATTCTATGAATTAACATCGCATCTTCCATTAATGTATATTGTTTAAATAATTTTCTAGCTGGTTCAACATATGAACGGCCATAAGGTAAGTAATTAACATCACCAATTAATCTAAAGTGAGCCATTTCATAGTTATCAAAATATATCCCTGGTGAATTATCTGCCCCAGCTCCTGGAACAGTATACATTCCCGAATTGGAATTTACTAATCCATCTGGGGAATATCTATAACGGATTTCAGCTGGGTTTTCAGGATTGAATCCTTCTTGTCTTTCAATATGGTAAGCAGTATAAGGTATAACATTATATACACCAAATTTTTCTGATATTTCTAGTTTTAAGAAAAAATCTCCATATTTAGACATTTGCCTAACCCATGACCATAAATTAAATTCGATATTTAAAACATCATAAAATAAATTATAAAGTATTTTTTGTATATCTTCATTTGAAGAACGAATAGATAATACTTCACCCATATCATTCTTAAGTGTTGATTCATCAGCTATAATATCTAAGGCAGAAGCAATAATTGCATCTGTATCCATTACATCATATTCTGAATATAATTGGGGTCTTAAATATTGATAATTCATATTAAATTGAGCCCCATATAAAGAAGAATTACTATTAGTAAAAATTCTATTATATCGATCAATTAATGAATTAGTTTGTAATTCACCATTTGTTTGAATTGTGTTACTATCAATTACTTTTATTTGATCACCCCCTGTGTTCCTGATGATTACATCAGTTGAAAATAATCTTTGTAGTCT